CGCTGCGCCCGGGTAAGGACCGCACGCTCGACCAGAACGCACTGTGGTTCTCGCTGTACCAGCGCATCGCTGCGATGACGCAGATCGGCGACGTCGAGGATGCGCGCCGGTACTGCAAGCTGCACTTCGGCGTGCAAATCTTGCTGAACGAGGAAGACGATTTCCGCGCGGCCTGGTACCAGACAATGCGTCACCTGAGCTACGGGCAAAAGCTCGAGATGATGGGAGGGTGCTCGCTGTTCGGTCCGGACGGGTTCCCGGTAACCCGGTTGTTCAGTCGCGCCCAGGGCATCGCCTACACCGACCGCATCGTTGCGGACTTCACCGGCCGCGGCGTGGTGTTCACGGATCTGCTGGGCGAGGTGGCCGCTTGATCACCAAACAACCCCGACTGAAGAAGTGCAAGAACCCGGCCTGCGGCATCAGCTTTCCGCCGCAACGCTTGGGGCAGTCTGTGTGCAGCCCCAAGTGCGGGCTGGCCATCAAGGATGTGAATCAGGAGAAGGCGCGGAAGTCGCTGGCCCAGATCGAACGCCGCGAGATCAAGGTCCGCAAGGAGAAGCTGAAGAGCAGGGCGGACCACTTGCGAGAGGCCCAGGCGGCGGTGAACGAGTTTGTCCGTCTGCGTGACGCGCACTTGCCATGCATCAGCTGCGACTCCATGCCAAGCGATCACGACCTGATCACGGGCAGTCGCTGGGATGCAGGGCACTATCGCTCAGTTGGTGCCTGCCCGGAGCTGCGCTTTGAACCGCTGAACATCCATCGCCAGTGCGTGAAGTGCAATCGGAACCTGTCCGGTAACGCAGTGGAGTACCGCATCCGGCTGGTGAAGCGCATCGGCGCCGACAAGGTGGATTGGCTGGAAGGGCCTCATTCGGCCCGCAAGTACACCGTCGATGAGATCAAGACCATCAAGGCCGACTACCGGGCACTGACAAAAGAACTGAAGAGGGAAGCAGCATGAAGCTGATCAGCGCAAGACAGGTATGGACAGAGTCGCAGCACGAATCGAACGCATCGATCAGTGCCGTAGCAATCGACAAGGCAGAGTCGGCCCCGGTGAAGTCAGGCACTCGTATGCGCCGACATGAAGCGGTGTTTGCGGCCCTGGGTGACGACAAGGAAGAGCGCATTCAGGTTGTTCGCCAGCGGATCAGCATCAGCGAGACGCGCCGCACGCCTGTAGGTCGTTCCACTGCACGCGCTGCTCACCTTGCGACCATTGGGAAGGTGCTGCGCGCCATCGACACGCTGCCATTCCAGGTGCGGCAGTTCGGTCACTTCCTGTACCACCCGGCAATGACCATGCAGCACGTCATGAACGCAGTGTTGTTGGTGGCGGCTAAAGCGGAGCTGCCCGACCTGACATCGGCCAAGCGCGTGAAGGCGCAGTACCTGGTCACTCTGGCGCTTCAGTCGTACAAGGCTCAGGTAAGCGGAGCGGCTGAGTGGGGGCCTGCTCGGGTAGCGGCTGAGATGAAAGAATTCTTCGGGGTGACGATCGATCCCAAGAACTGGACCCGCGACTGGCTCGACCTGTGGGAAACCCTGAAAAAGGTAATCGCTGAAGTGGATATTCAGGCTCAACAACCAGTGTGGCAGTTGATTCACGCGGAAAAAGATGAAGAGGCGGCATAATCGTATTGACATGACGGGGGTTTGAGCTTACTTTTCCCATAGTGCACAAGTAACGCGAAACGCACACGAAACCCCGAACCCGGCCACCGCGCCGGGTTTTTGTTGGGTCGAATAGCTGATAGATTTCACTTCCATATAAGTCAATGGGAGGTGAGTTTGAGCATTCACTCAGTGCGGTCGAACAGGGTCAGCGGCAAGACCAGATGGGCAGTTTTCATTGGTGGTAAGGATGTTGCCGGGCCATTTGATACTGAAGAAATTGCGTTGTCTTGGGCAAAGCGGCTTGATGATGAGCACTACGCTCGGCTAGCCCAGGCAGCTAAAGAATCCGGAGATCCAGCACCATAACTGCTGGGGGGAGTGGCTAAGAAGCTAAAGGTTGGTGTGACTAAACCTCTGAGGCGCCCATTACGGGCCATGCTAATGAAGCTAGAGGTTCGAAGCCTGTCTTTCTCCCGCCGATATCGAAGCCTGGCCACTGTGCCGGGTTTTTTTATGCTCGCGTTTTACCCAAGCCCTCAGCGCCGCGCTTTGTCGCGCGCCAAGAGGGCCTCATTCAGGCCTCTGCATTCGTGGGGGCTTTTTCGTATCTGGCACCCACGCCATCGTCTTTGCTTCGAGCGGATGAGAGAGGCGTGGAGTGCCGGACCTATTCTCGCGCTCCCCGAAAGGGAGGAATCCGGATGCCAAACATGCCCGACAAACCAGACACCTGGCTGATCGTCATGGCCTGGCTCAGCCAACACTCCCCAATGTTCTATGCCGCGACCCTGTCGTGCTGGATCGCCTTCTTGCGCGTCATCTACGGGGGTGGCGGACGGCGACAGGCATTGCTTGAGTCCTGCCTGTGTGGCGCGATCACAGCCGGGGCGTTCCCTTTGCTCGAATACTTCAACCTTCCATCGAGCCTTGCGGCTGCCGTCGGTGCTGTCATCGGCACCCTTGGCGTGAAGAAAGTGGCCGACCTGGCCGACCGATTCACCGACTTCAAATTGCCCAAGCGGCAGGAGTGACCCATGCAATTGATCGACAACTGGAAACAAGCGCTGAGCATGACCAGTGTTCAGGCGGGTGGCGCCATTGCAGCGCTGGGCGTGGCTGAGCAGTTGATGCCGCAGCTACAGGCCGTGCTTCCACCGGTGGCCTATGGCGTGCTGGGTCTGCTGGTGATGATCGCTCGCGTGGTCCTTCAGCCGAAGCTGAGCAAGTGACCTGATTGTTCAAGGTTCGACCAGTGCTTTTTTTATCGCCGCAATACCCATGCTGGCGCCGACACTTAGGGCCTGGCCAGATAAAGATTTCACAGTGTCGATGAGTCCAGATTTTGCGGCACTTTGCAGCTGTGATCCCAAGCTCTCGCCTGTTAGGCCGGCAGGAGTAGCCTTCAATGATTCAAGGCCTTTCACAGAAAGACAGCAGTCGAAGTAAGCAGATGTGGGGACGTCGTCGGGAGGTCGGCACCAAATAAACCCAGCCTCAATGAGCCAATCCATCGTTGCCTTAAAATGGCTCTGATTAAGCCAATAGTTGTTTACATCCTCAAGGCTAATGTCCGCCCCGTCATAGTCGGTCACGTCGCGACAAACGAGTGTGATTCTCTCGGGAAAGCTCTTGTAGAGCTTCGCGAAGATAAGGCCAACAGTCCGGTCAAATCTTTCAATGTTTTCCATAGCGGACCTCATGCGAGAAAAAAACATCATGACATCAAAGCAACCCGACTGGGAGGCGATCGAACGAGCCTACCGGGCTGGGTTGCTTTCAGTTCGAGCAATCGCAGAGAAGTACGACACCAACGAAGGCACGATACGCAGCCGAGCCAAGAAGAATGGATGGGTGCGCGATCTGACTGAACAGGTGCGAACGGCGACGAAGGAAAAGCTTTCACGCAAAGATTCACGCAATGACGTCACGCAGCGCGATGTGCGTGAAGATGCGCAAATTGTTGAGGAGGCTGCTACAGAGGCAGCTTCCGTTGTGCTGGCTCACCGTCTGGATTTGGCGCAGTGGCGCTCAATCTCGAACAAGCTGCGCGAGGCTCTGCAAGACATCGAAGTGACCGAAGACAACATTGGTGACTTCTCTCGCTCACTGAACGCAGGCGTTGATGCTCAGTTAAAGGTGATCAAGGGCGAACGCCAGGCCTACAACCTCGACACCGACGAAGGCAGCAAGACTGTCAACGACCTGTCCGACCTGATGGACGAGCTATCGAAGGAAGCGTGATGAAGCCCGAGCACAAAGCGCTGCTCCGGGATCGTTTTTGGCGGTTGAACTCGCTGTACTGGATCACCGACAAGAACGGTAAGAAGGTCCGCTTCCGCATGACGCAGGAGCAGATCGACTACTTCCAGGGCATGCACACCCGAAACATCATCCTCAAGGCGCGTCAGCTGGGGTTCACGACCCTGGTCTGTATCGTCCAGCTGGATGCTGCGCTGTTCGAGGCTGCCAAGTGCGCACTGATCGCTCACACCCTGACGGACGCCAAGCGCCTGTTCCGGGAGAAGATCAAGTACGCCTACGACAATCTGCCGGCCGAGATCAAGGCGGCCAACCCGGCACGCAATGACGCCGCCGGTGAGTTGGTGTTCAGCAAAGGCGGCTCGCTCTACGTCAGCACCTCGTTCCGGGGTGGCACGCTGCGCTATCTGCACGTCTCCGAGTTCGGGAAGATCTGCGCCAAGTTTCCGCACAAGGCGCGCGAGATCGTCACTGGTGCTTTCGAGGCGGTGGCCACCGACTGCTTTGTCACGATTGAATCGACGGCAGAAGGCCGGGCCGGCTACTTCTTCGACTACTCCCAGAGCGCCGAGAAGCAGCTACTGTCCGGCACGCCCCTGGGCAAGCTGGACTGGAAGTTCTTCTTTTTCAGCTGGTGGAAGAACAAAGCCTACTGGCTTGACCCGGCCGAAGCGGTCATTCCGCAGCGCCTGACCGACTACTTCAACGAGCT